GTGCGAGGGGCTGTGCTCTCCCCGGAGGTTGTCTATCTGCTTTGGACGAACTATCCCGAGTTGTCGAGATCGGGGCAGTCCTGCGAATACTGCGAGAATCTGAACGGCCTGACGGTCCCGAAGGGCTCGGACTTTGTTGGAACCAACTCGCCGCCGATCCATCCGAACTGCCATTGCCGTTGGTTCCGTATCGAGAAGAAGGAAGTGGCGCTAGAGGCGATCAAGGCCACGCCGAAGCGGGACTACCCAGAGGGCGAGCCTGCCGAGGGATGGGGCGGGTACGCGCCGAAGGGCGCTGCGAAGAAGGGGCGGTGAGATGAGCGGTGCGCTGTCTAGACGACTCGGCGTCGTTGCCATTCCGCTAGAGTGGCTCGCGCGCCCGTGGGCCGATCACATACAACCTGGCGATCCTGGCCGCGGTCCCATCGGGCGAATCCGAGTCCTGGCAGTAGAGAGCACGGCCGAACTGAACATACAGGGACTCGTGAAGATCCTGTTTGAGTCTGAAAACGGGATGCTGGTTCCGGCTGGCGGGTGTGCGCCGTATTACAGATTCTGCCCGGAGGGGAAGTGACATGAGCGAAGACGGGATCCAGTACCCATACCGATACGATGCGGCAACCGACACCTACGATATCGAGGGCGTCGAGGTGTTCGCGCCGGGCAAGTGGAACGGCGATGAATACACCGCCGACGACATGTCGAGTATCTGTGAGGCAGACGCGGAGCTTCACGATCTGATCCGCCCGCGCGTGGGCGTGGAGCACAAGGACGGGCCGGCATGGGGTTGGCTCGGGAAGCTGCGGCAGATGGGGAGCAAGATCGTTGCCGACTGCAAGAAGATCCCGAAGTGGTTGTTCGAGTCTATCCAGTCCGGGCGGTATGCGAATCAGTCGGTAGAGATGCGGATAAACTACGAGCATCCCGAGACGAAGAAGCGATACCCGATGGTGATCGACTCGTTGAAGTTCCTGGGCATCCATCCGCCCGCGATCCCGACGTTGAAGCCTATCGCGGCATTCGACGGGGAGCGTGGCGAGACGATAGAGCTGATCCGTGGCGAGAAGCCCGGCGTGCAAGTGGCCTCCACGACAAAGCAGGCCGAGGGTACACAGCAGTTCGGCGAGGCCGAGACTGCGCAAGGGGGTGATTCGATGGCAGACGAGAAGGCTCTGGAGGCCGAGCGGGACAAGCTGGCCGCGGAGCGGCGCGCGTTCGATGAGGACTCGCGCAAGCAGCGGGAGGCCATTGAGGCTGAGCGCAAGGAGATGGACGCGACGAAGAAGCGCCAGTTTGAGGCGCGCGTCACGTCTACCTGGATGTCCATCGTGACTTCGGGGCACGCGGCCCCGAGTGACGAGCGGACGTTCCGGGCCGTCGCCAACGGGCTCTTCGGGCAGACCGAGGCGCTTGAGTTCGGGGACGGGAAGAAGGGCGACGCGCTCGACGCGCTAACCGAATCCTGGATGGCCCGCGAGGTCATCGGGAAGTCGAAGGACGCGAAGGGCAAGGCGGGCGAAGAGGACAAGCGGCTTCCGGCTGAGCGGATCTTTTCCGCGTCGGTGGAGCTGTCCGAGAAGCGGAAGATTTCGCTTGCGGACGCGCTGGGTGAGGTCGGCAAGGAGCAGCCCGAGGCGTACGGCGAGTACCACACGGCGGCTTACAAGCCGATGAGGGGAGGGGCGCAGTAATGGCGACTTGTCAGGTTCCTGGTGCTGATGGATGCGTCACCTTCAAGGCCGCATCCACTCTCACGACTGCGATGGTTGGGCATGCGGTGAAGCTAACCGCGGCGATGACGGTAGGACCGGCGGACGCGGACGGTGATTTGGTGGTAGGCGTTCTGATGAACAAGCCGAGTTCGACCGCGGGCGATGATGCGCGCGTGTTTACCATGGCCGGCGGAATCGTTCCGGTGATGATCGGTGCTGCTGTCACCGCGGTCGGCACTGAGCTGACCTGCGATGCGAGCGGGCACTTCATCACGGCCACAAACGGAGACGTAATGTTTGCGAAGGCCCTAGAGACGGGCACCACCGACGGCCAGATGATCATGGCGCTGTGGTGTGTTCCGACCGTCGTCGCTTCCATCACTGTCTATCTGACCGGTTCGTGATAGGTAGAGCCTAGCCCTGTGGCTCACTGAAATACGGGGCGAGCGCGGCATTGCGAAAGGATAAAACGAAATGCCGTGGATGAGTCCTGTTGATGTTCACGTAAATACACTGCTCACCAATGTCGGGCTGCGGTGGAAGAATCCGGGATACATCGGGGTCGAGATCTTCCCGGTCATCCCGGTGCCGAATAAGTCCGACGTCTATGCGAAGTGGGGCAAGTCGGCGTGGTTCCGGGATGAGGCGCGCGTCACGGCCGCGGGTACTTCCGCCCCGCAGATGGGCCTCAACGTCGATCTGACCCCCAGCTACAAGTGCCTGACGTACAAGATCAAATCCCCGATCCCGCGCGAGTTGGCGTCGAACGCGGACGCGGCTTTGCAGCTCGAAGCGCGGACCACGGAACTGCTTACGGACAAGATATCTCTCGCGCGAGAGATGCGCATCGCAACGGCGCTCACGACCTACACGAATTGGACGAACTACTCCACCCTAAGCGGCACGAACCGCTGGAGCGACTACACCTACTCGGTCCCGGTAACGAACATCGACACGGCGATTGGCGCGGTCGAGGACTCCACCGCGGGCCTGCGGGCAAACGTCATGGTTATGGGCGTCCATGTCTGGCGCGCACTGCGTCGGCACCCGGACATCCTGGAACTGTGCTTCGGTCCTGGTGGAAGCGGCGAACAGATCGTCACCGAGGCTCTTTTCGCTAGGGCGTTCGAGCTTGATCGAGTTCTCATCGGTCGGGCGATGTATACGTCCACGACAGAGACCCAGCTAGATACCGTTGCGGCTACCTATATCCCGATCTGGAGTCCGGCGACCGTCGAATATGCATGGATCGGGCACGTCACGAATGCGGCGTCTCCGATCGAGCCCACGGCTGGATACACCTTCCGCGAGTTCTATCAGGTGCGGAGCTGGTACGACGATGACACGAACACCGACTTCATTGAGGCGTCCGAATCGTCCGACGAAGTGGTTGTGGCGGCCGACTGCGGCTACCTGTTCACTACGCCGATCGCGTAAGGGGAGGAGGAAACACATGAAGCGCATTGGTTTCTTCATCCTTGCGGGGGCCATCGTGGCCGTGATCGTGGGGAGCCAACTGATCCCGAAGGCGGTAGATGCAAGCATCTTCTCGTCTGGAAGGCGCGGGCAGCCGAACATCTCAACGATCTCCATTGGTTACACCGCGGCCGTTGTCGAGTCCACGTTCATCAACGATCCGAACACGAACAAGACTCTGCCATATTCGGGCTTCGAGTGCCCGACGGGGTATCACTACGAGAAGATCGAGGTCTGCAACGCTGCGGCCGGTGCCGCGCAGACGGTCGCAATTCGCTTCTGGGCGAGTGCCACGGATTCCACGTCGCTCGGCGGGTTGCATACCGTGTACCTAGCATCCGCAGACTCCTACTGCCGAGTGTTCCCGATCCATTGCCTCAGGGCCACGTTGTCCCTGATCGCAGACACCGATGATGTCTACGTCATCGGCTATCCGGTGGCGGATTAGCCATGGAGGGAGCCATGCCTGTGAGGGTGATAGCCATTCGGAAGGTCTTTTACAAGCATCATTGGTACAAGAGTGATGCGGAGTTTGAGGCCGATCCGGGATGGGTAGCGTGGGCCGCGAGGCCACACCTACGAGCGCCCGAAGGACTGGTGAAGGTTGCGGGTAAGGGGGCGGCGGAAGCGCCGCCTCCTCCTCCGGCCCCGCCCTCGGGTGATGGGAAAGCGAAGGCGAAGAAAGCGCCGGCAGGGGGTGATAGGTAATGGCTTTGAATACTCAGACTCTTTGGAAGAACGGGAACCTGGTCCTAAGGGACTCGGCGGTCTCTCCGGCGAGTTCTCTTTGGGACACCTGCCCGCTCCAGGCGATCAAGCAGGATCCGAGCGTCGGGATATACCTCGAAGATCACTTCATGTGGTACACGACCGCGCACGGCCTGACCACCGTGGCGACCGACTCCGGGACGGCCCTCGTGTCGGCTACCTCGCCGTACGGGATCCTACAACTCTACGGATCCGATGGATCAGTCACAGACAACGATGAGGTCTACGTCGGCTCCACGGTGACGGCGTTCCTGCCCGCGGCCGGCAAGGACATCTGGTTCGAGTCGCGCGTGATGTTCACGGAAACGAACGTGGATGACGCGAATATCATCGTTGGGCTGTCCTCGCTCTACGCCGCGAACACGATCGCAGATAATGGGGCCGGACCCGCAGCCGACTACTCGGGCTGCGTGTTCTACAAGGTGGATGGCGGGACTACCTGGAACTGTGAAACGTCAACCGATGTCGGAGGCGGGACGCAGAGCACTACGGCCAGCGTGGCAACGCGCGTGAGTGGCAGTTACCAGCGGTTCGGATTCCACATGACTAGCAATCAGCGCGTGGACTACTACATCGACGGCGTGTGCGTCGCCACGCATCCGGCAACGAACATCTCGACGACTGCGATGGGCCTGCTCTTCGGAGTGAAGACGGGCGACACGACTGCCGGCAGCGAGCAGTTGAACGTCGATTGGTACAGGGTCGCGCAACTCGCGTAAGGGGGCACATCATGGGATTTGATGTCATCGAACGCGGGGAGCACGTCGGGAAATACAGCCGCACCGATCCAGAGACCGGGATGGTCAAACTCGTCATCTGTGGGGACGACGCAGATCCGGTAACGGGCGATGTGGCCCGGACCGAAACGATCATCGGACCCATCAAGCACGGCGCGGTAATCATGGACGAGCAGGGCAACCGGGCGGACTGCACGGAAACCGGGGCGCTGAAAGTGCAGGAGACGGGCGGATCCCCGCAGTCCGGAACGGTCACTACGGCCGCGGACACATGGACCGCGGTGGTCACAACCGCGACCCGCTGCACGCATCTCTGGGCCTACGGGATCACGAAGAATCTATCACTGAGCCTGAGCGGTGGCCCGGCGATCCACTTCATCATCGTGGCCGCCGCTCCGGCGATCTCTGTCGGCGGGTTGGACATTCCAGCGGGGTCAACTCTATCCGTGGCGACAAGGGTCGCGGGAGAGAACGGCACCGCGTACATATCGGTATGGTAATGCCGGAATGCTCGATTGAGCTGAGGGGCGAGGGCTGTCGGGGTAACGCGCGAAAGCGTGCCGACGCCCCGCCCAACCGGCATGCCTAGTCTACTGAAAACGGCCCGGCTCCTCTGGCAGCTCTGGAGGTCCTGGCGGAAGGTGGAAACAATGGATAAGCCAATCCTGGCATCGAAAACGATTTGGGCCGGCATCCTCGGCGGCCTGGCGATCATCGTTCCCGCGCTGCTCTGTATCTCAAAGGGCGAATGCACTTGGATGGGATCTCTGCCTCAGATCCTGGAGGGCTTCGCGGTGATCCTCGGGGCGTTCGGTGTTCGGTTCGCAATCTCCAATAACGGAGGGGGGAAGTAATGCGTGACCCCGCGCAGATCAAGTGGGCGAAACCCTCGGGGGAACTCAATCCGCCAACCTACACGGCGTGGAGCTGGGGCGGTGTGACGATGAACAATCACGAGACTATCGCCATCTGCCAGACAGAGGTGCCGAATCCTGGGTTTGAAGATGCGATCCTGGCGATCGACTGGGACAGCGTGATCGAAGCGAAGTGGCTCCAGACTGGCAATCCCGTGGCACGTCCTGAGGAGAAGTAATCCATGGCCGGCGAGTACGCAACCGCGGCGGTGATCCGAAGCATTGAGCAGGCGTTCGTTGATTCGACGGACTATCCCGACGCCACGCTGCTGCTCTGGTCTACGGACATCGCAAACCCAGAGATAGACGCGCGGCTGCTCGCCGTGGGATTCACCGTACCTATCACCGGAACCGTCCCGGCGCTGATTACTCTGATCGCGTCTCAGCTCTGCGCAGCGCACGGCCTGGACAGCTACATCGGGCAATTCACCGCGAACCCCGCCGAGCGGGCCGCGAAGCTGCGCGAGGAAGCGCGGTCCCTGCTGGAGAAGGTCGCGGACGGGACGTTCAAGATTTCGACCCTGCTTCCCATTGCCGAGGGCGGAGCGGTGATCGTGGACTCGGATCCCGAGACGATGCACGACATGGCCGCGGTTGTCGGGGAAGACTGGCAGTGGGCGTGGCCCGTGGAGTCGCGGGAGTAATGATCTACCTGATCGTCGTTGGGCTGATCGTGGCCGCGTGCCTGGCAGTGATTATCTACGAGGACGCGCATCGGGGGCGCCCATGATGACGGCAACGATCACGGGGATGGTCTCAATGCGGAGCATGGAAGCGCATCACGCGGATATGTTGAACCGCGCCGCGAACATCGACGCCGTGGTTGACGAGTTCAAGGGCTACTGCCTCGGACCCCGGATCAAGAATATGTTCGCTAACAACGGCATTATCCGCGGCAAGTGGGGGCTCGGCAGTACGGCCTGGGCGCCGAACACGGCTTGGGTCGCAACCGCGAAGGGCCGCAACAAGCCCCTGCACGGCGCGCAGGATGGGAAGTCGATCAAGAGCGCCTACAAGTTCAACCGCCGCATGTCGGGGCGCGGCAAGCTCGTGGCGGGCGCGAAGGGGTTGCGCGAGGTGACTGTCACGCTCAGCCTGGACAATGAAGCGCCGCAGACGAAGTATCTTGAGCGCGGGATCGGGTACGGGCGGAGGATCTTCCCGCACAAGAAGGGCGGGATGCTCGCGGTCCCCATCGCTCCAGGCGTGGTCGCGTTCCTTCCGAGCGTGCGCTTCGGGGCGCGCAAGGCCCGGCACATAACCGGCTTTTTCCAGGGCGATCTAAAGTGGATCGTGAACTACGCCCTCAAGCGCGCCCTGAACGTCAGCATTACGGGTGAAGCGTGAGGATGTTGTTCAGACATACGCGGACGTACTCAGTAGCCGAAAGTGCATTCTCGATCGACGGGCCGGGGCTGCGGTTTGAGCTTCTCACGTATCCGGACTCGCGGCGGGATATGTTCATCCGGGTTAGCAACTCAATCTCGCCGGTGACGAACGTGCATTTCTACGTCACGCGCACGCTCGCGGAAGCTCTTGCACTTCCCACTGGGATTCTGGGCGGGTCGCAGATGACGGCGGGTGGCGTGATTGCGTACTCGGTAAATGCAAACTTCTCGGCAGGGTTCGCGGGGAGCGTGATCCTGAATAATTGGGCAGCCGTCGCTCCCGACGTGTCAGGACTGGCGATCAGCTACGTCACCGCCACGGCCCCTACCGCCCACTTCGACGCCGTGTATGGGTACACCGCCGCGCCCGGCGCGCTGGCGATTGACGAGATCGACTACCTGCTAGGCACGCGCATGGGCAGCGGGCAACTGCTCGACGGCTTCTCGGCTGCCCGCGTGGTCAAGGGGCCTGGCGGCCTGGTAGTGACGTGCAAGACGCCGCACGGCATCGCATCCATCGGGGACGAGACCGACGCGCCGGCAGAAGCCGGGGGCTACGCTTCCGAGTGCCACTTCTCGGTTGTCCTGGCTACTCGGGGAGAGGGCACGAAGGGCGAGGAAGCGTTCGCGGATGTGGCGTTCTACGCGCGGGGCATCGCGTCCCTGCTCGGGGACGAGTGGAACACGCTGAACGGCCTGACGACTGGCGTAGAGATCGAGGGCGTCGCGGGCCCCGACCTGGCATCCGGGGCCGATGAGCCGGGCTACGTCATGGCGCGGGTGGACGGCGTAGCCCGGTTCCCTACCATGAGGTCCGACCGATGAGAGTGCTCTTCCGGCATACGCGGACCTGGACGGTAAGCACGTCGATCTTCGACATCTCGGGCGGGCCTGTGTTCTCTACGCTGACGGCCGAGGGCAGCCGGCGGGATATGTATATCCGCGTGAGCAACGACACGTTCACGACTTCGCAGATCAACGTCTACCTTACGAAGACACTGACCGAGGCGCTTGCGATCCCTCGCGGGATGCTGAGCGCTGGAAATAAGACAGCCTACGGAGTTATCGGGTACGCGGAAGCCGTGGACTTCGGGACCGGAAACGTGTCCCTGACGATCACGAATCACGCGGCGGTAGCGCCAGACGTGAGCGGGCTTGTGATCCGATGGTGTACCGGGACCGGGCAGGTGGGCGCCTGGAATGCGCTGTATGGATACACGGCAGCGCCGGCGCCTCTCGTGGCAGATGAGATCGACTACTTGATGGGCACGCGGATGGACGCGGGGGAGAGCCTGTACGGGTTCAGCGCCGCGCGGGTGCTCAAAGGCCCGGACGGGGTGATGCTTCAAAGCGCGACGCCGCACGCGGTCGTCACGATTGCCGAGGACGCGGACGCCGTGGCTTGCGCTGGATTCTACGCCATGGGTGTCAACTTCACCGTGCTGGTGGCGGCGCGAGACCTATACAACAAGGGCGAGGATAACTACTCATCCGTCATGACATACGCCGGGGCGATCCGGTCGCTCCTGGGGGATGAGTATAACACGCTGAACGGGATCTGTTCTGAGGTAGTAATCGGGTCCATTGAGGGTCCGTCATTGCTTGGTGGCGGGGACGAACCCGTCTACGTCGCGGCGCGCGTGAATGGGCGCGCTAACTTCCCGCTGTTGCAGTCTGATAGGTAGGAGGTATGGATCATGGCTACCGCCCTTGTCCCGACTTGGAAGCGCGCCTCGCTGTACTATGGGAAGGAGACGGTATGGGGAACCCCGATCACAGGAACGGGATTCTTTCATGTCCGTGAAAGCTCTCTGGCGAATCCGTATGTGCCCCCGGCGCTGATCCCTCCTCCGGCGACGTATGGGGCCGGAACGATTTACAACCCGGCTACGGACTGGCAGTGGGGAAGGCCGGGGCCGATGTTCCAGACAACTCACCCGGTGACGAAGAACCTGTGGAACGACATGTTCGTTCTGCTATTCCAGGGCATCGGGTATCTGGCCACAACCGAGAATTGGGTGTCTCCATATCTGGCCAATGCCACTACGCTTGCGTGGGTGCCGGATATTCCCGTATCCCGAGCCTGCCATGCAACCGTAGTTGCCGTGAATGACACGGTGGCGGGTGCGGATTCCTACTACAGCGCCACGAGCTGCATCCTGAGCAAGATCAATCTCAAGATGCCGCAGAACGACGCGGGGACCAGCGGCGGGCCGATGGAGTTCACGTGCTCGTGGGCGGGCCAGACGTCGGCGCGTGCGACATCCTACACAATCACGACTCCGGCCGAGGAAACCGCTGCGGTGCTATACACGAAGGACGTTACCATAAACATCGGCGGTACTGCGGCGCGGATAATCTCTGCGGACCTGAGCATCGAAACAAAGGCCATGATGGATCCCGCCGGATCGGCAACGGGTCTCGCGGCTGGCGCCGTGCAGGACATCCCGAGGATGACGGGATCGCTGACCTGCTTCATGGGCCAGGGCGCCCTGTCGGCGTCGAACCCGTACCCGTTCACTGATTTGCAGGCGGCCCACCTCGGGCCTACCGCAATCATGCTCAAGTTCACAGTCGGGGCGGCTGGCGACGATATGGAAGTCTACTGGCCCGTGCAGATCACCGGGATGCCGACGTTCGGAGACGTGAACGGAATCCGCACGGCAACCTTCAGCTTCGTGGACGGATACATCGGTGGGGCTGGATACATGCCTGCGGTCCACGTTCCCTTCGCATATCAGACGTTCTGCGCTAGGGCATAGGGGGAGACGATGCACGAGAAGTTGCTTCCGATGGTTCTGGTCGAGTGGATGAATAGCGAGTTCGGGGATGATGCCCCGACCGGCTATGTCTGCGGATTCCTGGAAGACCGGGGAGCGGATGGAGTGACGATCAATCAGGGACAGTATCCCGATCGCGGGCAGTGCGAAACGCCCCGCAACATACCGCGCGAGTGGATCAAGTCGATCACGGTGCTTACGGCCAAGGATTCTGAGTAGTCAGTGAAAGCGCGGCGACCGCCGCTTGGACTGAGGGCAAAGCAGGGCCAATCAGAGGCCGGGGGAGGAAGGATGCTTCAAGTATTCGACACGGGCGAACAGGTTCCAATCACGCTGCCGGGGGATACGGACAACCCGACGATCTTTTACGGGATCCCTACTACTCGCCGGGGGCTGGCGCGATGGCGGGCACTTGAGGCATACGCCGAGAAGCGCACGAAGACTGTGGCGGCTGACGACACGCCGGACGCGGCCCTCGCAATCGCAGACGCCTCGGTGGAAGAGGAGTTGAACTTCCTGGCGTCTTCCATCGCCAAGATAGAGAACGCCTGGCCCGATGGCGCGACGCTCACAAAGGTCGATGAGATCCGCGGCTTCCTTTCCCGACTTCCTTTCGTCCAGCATGTTCACATCCGCGATGCGCTCATGGATGGCACGAGGCTCCGGGAACTCACCTTTCGCGGCAACGCTGCTGCTGGAGACCCGGGACCAGCGTGACGCGGCAAAGGACGAGAACGGCCTCGACCCGTTCGATTGCCGCTTCTGCCGCGCGAACGGACTCGACAAGGGGCGGCTCTGCTGGATCGACGATAGGCCGCGGGCGATACAGTTCGCGCCCGGCCTGCCAGCAATCACACTAACCAAGGAGGCGTTGCGCCATGTCCTGCCGCTCGACGACGCCTACCTGTGGGTTGCGGACCGACTCCGCTGCGATGGGAAGCAGGTCTGCCCCGTCCCGATCACTATTTACCCCGGCGTTGCGTGGGCGCTTGAGGCCGAATGCGACCTTGACGCCTGGCACATTCAGCCTCTTCCCGGCCCGACTGACGACTGGCCCGCTGACGTACTCGCGCTCCTCCGGCACATCCGGGGGACCAAGGGGATCTTGCAGATGAAGCGTATGAAGGATCAGAGCAAGAAGGGCGGTGCGGGCGAGTGAAAGAGACCGGGACAGTCGAGATAAAGTACCAAACCGTCGGCCTGGCCGATCTTGAGAAGGCCGCGCTGGCGATCACGGGCGTCAACGCCGCGCTTCAACTTGCGCAGGCCGGCGCCGCTGCGTTCCAGGGCGCATTCGAGAAGGCCCGCGCCGCGCTCAAGGGGATCATTGCCGAAGGTGCCGAGTTCGAGCGCTACAACACGCGCTTCTCGGTCCTGCTCGGGTCCATGTCTGCCGCGAAGACCCGGATGGAGGAGATTGACCGCGTAGTATCCCGCTCGACATTCATGGATGACATGGTGGCGCAGGCTGCGCAGATCCTTGAGCTGCACAACACCTATTCCGAGAGATCGCTACAGATCGTCTCCGATGCTGCAACGGCCACAGGAACCGACATCACTGAGACCGCGCAAGCCGTGGGCATGGCGATGGAGGGGATGACCCGGGGCCTTAGGCAGTACGGCATATCGACCGTGGACATCGTGAAGCAGATGGGCCACGAGGTCCGCACTGAGACGGAGCAAGACGCGGCGGATCTTGGCGAGGCCGTGTTCACGCTAATGGCCTCGCGTACGAAGGGCGCATCGGAAATCGCGCTGACGACGTATGACGGGATGCTCGCGCAATTCGCAATCAAGTGGGATGAGTTCAAGGAGAAGATCGCACAGGCCGGCCCGCTCGACGCGCTCAAGGGGATCTTCTCTGCGATCCTGACCACGATCAATCAGATGACGAACAGTGGGGCAGTCGAGAATACCGCCCAAGTGTTCGGCAAGGCGATCGGCACGGTCCTGTGGAACGTCGCATGGCAGTTGAACGAGATCGCCATAAGCATCGGGGATGTTGCCGATTTCTTCGCGAGTCTCAAAACGTCGCGCGGGGTGGCGGAATACGGACTCGGACTGATAGCCCCGGGGCAGGCGCACGACATATCAGAAAAGCTGCTGGGTCCGAAGCCCCCGGGACTGGGCGATGCCGGGCGCATGAATCGAGAGAATATGCGGGCCGCGTGGGCCACCTATGCGCTTGGTCCACAGTGGCAGCCTCCCGGAGCCGTGCAATCAGACAACTCATTCGGCGCATGGCTGGCGGGGCAGGGATCCCGCACGGGTGGATCGTCCGGCGGGGGGGCGGGCGCGCCCTGGTACACCCCGGCGCCGTATTGGGTCGGGGGCCAGCAAGCCGGCCCGCAGACCTACGGGCAGTACATGGGATCGGGCGAGGGCGAGTCCGCGCCCGGCGCGCCCTGGAGCGGGGGAGAAGAGTCCGTCTGGATGATGGACCTTGAGGAGTTCGGAGAGGCCAAGAAAAGCTGGCAAGAAGAGGAGTCGGCTTCTGAGGCTGCCTGGCTATCCGTGAAGGAAGCCGCATGGGGTGGATTCTACAATAGCATCACCCGCCGTGCGCAGAAGTGGCGAGACCTCACGAAAATGACGCTCAGGGATATCACGGGCGCCATGGGCGATGCGATGAAGGCTGGCCTGGCGGCATTCGTAGAGAACAAATCCAAGGAGTGGTTTCTTGAGGGCATGAGCGAAGCGGCGGCGGCGGTAAAGGCATTCCCGAATGCGGCGCTCATGGCATCCCACGGCCTGGCATCCGTCAAGTATTTCGCCCTCGCGGGCGCGGCGGGCGCTGTAGGCGCGGGCATCGGATCTTCCGGCGGCGCGGGGGAGCGGACCAGTTCGCCAACCTATGAACCCATCGGCTCCGAATCCAACGGCGGGGGCACCCGCTCCGTCTCCCGCACCGTGGGCGTGAAGACTCAGAGCCTAAACGTCACCGTCAACATCATCCACAACGACGCCGCGGTATACGGAATCGACGGACTGCGCGAACTCATCAAGCGAGAGATCCTCCCGGCCGTGGATGAGGCCATAGAGATGGGGGCAATAGGCTAATGGCTATCCTCAATTTCAAAATCATGCGCGGCCTCCCGGTGCCGGATAACAACTTCACCTGGCCGATTGGAGATTCGTGGGTGAAAAGTTCTTCGTGCGCATCCGGGGACTTCATCCCTGTCGGCCCTCGCGCGGGCCAGGGGTTGACTACGGAAGCCGGGGCGGATCAATGGGGCACGGGACGCGCGCTCAAGATCATCCCGACAAGTGGATACCCGACGGAGCCAGCCGGAAACTACTACATTGAATCGAGCTACACGCCATACGGGATCTGCGCACTTGGGGCGGGCGGAAACAACCTCGGGGTGTGGGTAGGCGTTATCGCCAAGACGTTCTACATGACCGGCAACTCGGATGTCCTGCTCGACGCGTTCATGCAGGGATATAGTACGTCGGGGCTGACAACGGGATGGGCGATTCCGCTAACCAACGCCGGTCGCCAGAACCTGAAAGTAGAAGAAACAGACTATGCGCTCTACTCCGGGTATGCGGCCGCAACTCCGACGACTCCCACGGCATTCTACAAGCTGCGCCTGAGGTTCGCAAAGGGCACGGTGCACGTGGGGGATGGGGCGATACTTATCGGGTGGTGCGGGGTGGCTGTTCCGTTCAATACTGCTACGGGGTACGATCAGGTTGACTCTTGGTACACTCACGAGGTGCCCCACTCCACCGGGACCGAACGCCGCTGGCAGTCGAGCAAGTACCGTTCGCGCCCGCGCGTGCAGGTGCTCAACGCCGCCGAACATCGTGCCGTGCAATCCTACAATTTCCCCCTGCTCGACGATGACGACAAGCGCCTGATTCAGACATGCTGGATGTGGAACGCGGGCACTCCAACGGATGATGTTATAGCTGGAGTGCGCGACAGTTCCTATCACGTCAACCGGGGGCAGAGCCTCCCGGTGGTGGTGGTTGCCGAGCGCGACGAGACAAAGCGGGCATTTTACGCAGACTTCTCCAGCGAACCGCAGTTCTCTCCAGCCGCAATCGGATGGTGGCCCGAGGCTGGCGCACGCTGGCAGACATCCTGCACATTCGAGGAGAGGCTGTAGGCCGTGGCATTTACGACGGCATGGGATCAGGCTCAGGCGACAGATTCGCGCTACCCGTACCGGGTGGGCGTGCAGATCCTCGCCGATGCCTCGGACGCCGGCTCCTGGTGCGATCTCAACAAGCCCGTACCAGCCACTGCGGCTGATCTATTCTACAACCGGCTTCTCAAGATGCCGACCGTGGAAGTGCGCAGCGAGGTCCGCCCGGGACGCTTCGCGTCCTCCGTCTCCTCCATCGTGGTCGATGATTGGGATGCCGCGTTCGGGAAGCAACCCCCCTGGCCGATGTGGAACATAACGGGCGGGGCGGAGTCGCTGGTCTCCTGGTATCATGCACGGCTTCGAGTGCGCGTCGCGCATCACGCCGGCGTTGCCGGAATGTGGACGTGGTTCACGCTCGGAACATTCATCATCGAGGACATCCAGCGCGACGGCGAGAACAAAACGGCCACGATCAAGCTGATCGGGCTTGAGAAGCTCTTGATGGATGCGAAGGCATCGGTGGCGCGCGTGGGCGACTCCTGGATGGTCAACGCACCGATCCCAATGATTGCGACGCGGTTGGTAGAGGCGGCCGGCGCGGGCATGATGGATTGGGAAACGGGCAGCCCGCCGGCATCCTGTACGCTCGATACGGTCGAGTCCTATTACTCGCCCCTGGGGAACATCCCGCCTACCGTGGGGGATCCCCAAGTGTGGAACGAGCATCACGACTTCGTTCCCCGCTTTGCCCTGATCAGCCCGGTTGATCCGACGATCATCTACTACGTCGGGCACACGATCACGACGAACAAGGCGGCCGCCGCGCGTTGGGACATGGACCTAAACACCTGGTCGCTCGCGACCTACGATTTGGCGGGATACTGCGCGTGCGAGGGAATCTACGCAGCGCAGGATGCGACGTACAACACAGCGAGCCTCTATGTCTTCGCGGCGGGCAATGCGCTTGCGCCCCCGGGGGATAACACGCCGCACAATCACTCCGTCGTGATCTTCGAAATCAATTCGGACACATTGGCATACGTCGGCATCAAATCCACGGTGGCGGTCTGGATGCCGCAGTACCTTGCTACCGAGGGGTCGTTTTATGGCGGCGTGCGGAATTGGGGATCGTTCGATGCCGCGGTGATGCCCTATGCCGGGCAAGATGTGCCGGTGTTCTTCCGCTCCCAGGTCAACGTGCCGGGGTATTACACGGATGGAGTAGACGCCAGACGCTCCCAGGCGGTCGATAGCGGAACCTACATGCCCCGCAACTACCCGTGCTCCATAAGTGATGGCTCGGGCGATAGCCTGTGGGGGTTCGATGATTGGGAGTTTGATGCGGGGTACTACTATCTATACCTCAGTCTCGGCGTCGGCACTCCGATGTGGCCCGCCCGCGCACCCGTGCATACGCAACTGTCCGAGGCGTTCCGATATGATGCGACTCGCCATAGCGTCTATTGGGTCCGATGGGAAGAGAACTCCACGCATACGACGGGATTCTGGTATCTATCACGGTTCGACACCACCGCCTCCCCGGCGTACAACGCTGGCCAGATAATTAATCTCGCCGGCGCCGACTATGGGCATCCGGTAGATTTCGATCATCGGTGCATCACGGCATTCGATGTGGTCGCGACATCTGCGTCTGCGGGATATATATGGTTCGGAGTGGAATGCAGACCCGCGGCGTACGACGAATATTCGGACACCGCTGCGCGGACCAAGCTTCTGCGGTTCTCGCTTCCGGCACACAACACCACGATTGCGACCCCGACAGAACTGGTGTTCTCGGATGCTACATCGAACCTGGCATGGTCCGCGGAGTGGGTGACGGCGAATCAACGCTGGTACGCCCCTCTGATCGTCACGATCCGGCACAACCCGATCAACTCTGCGGGCGCGTTCAATCCCGTTTGGGGTGTGGTCGCAAACAGGCGCGGGGCTTTGGCGCAAGCGTTTGGGATATGGGCCTTCTCGACTGCGGGCGACATCTCGGGCGGGAAGGTAAACCGGGCCGGATGGCCCGTCTCCACTTGCCCATTCGTACAGACCGCATTCCCGAGAACCGCCAGCAGTATTTCCGCAATCGAGTATTTCCAGGATCAGGCGACGGGCGTGCTCTATATGATCGGCCTCTCCAATAGTTCCGGCGTCTTCGGTCTGTGGGCCATGCGATATGGCGATGTCTGCGATGCCGAGAACACTTGGGCGTCCTGCAACCCGATCCAGACTGCCGATGCCGTCTACGGCGTGAGTGCAAGTGATACGCCGGCCGACATGCGCGTGCCGCTGAAAACTGTAGCACACTGGGCCGGGGAGATTGCGCCCATCGGCTCCCGCGCTCCGGGAGGGCGCGTCACGCTCTGGCAACTCAAATCTGAACTATCGGACGTGATCCCCGTTGCGGATTTCGGCGATGATTCCGCCTGGGATGCCCTGGGAAACCTGCGGCAAGCGGCGGGCAACTATGTCGTCGGCTTCAACGCATCGGGGGGAATGGCATTCCGAGCACGTTCGACCACGACTCCGACCTATACGATTGTAAAACAGGGCGACGATTTCGCAGTCCTCAACATGCTCACGCTCGCTGCGGAATCGCTCACCTCCTCACTCGACCATTCGGCCATTATCAATTCCATCTCCATCACGCCCCGGATCGGTGGGCGCGATCCGGTTACTTGCGATTTGATCTGTACTCCCACTCCGGCCAAAACGACCGAGTGGGGTGGCAGGAAACATTATGTCCCGGCGTCGAGCGCCACCGATGCGGTTATCTCCGTACAATACGCTGCCAATAGCGCGCAACGCATAATGCTCAAGTGTGTGAAGGGCGGAAAACCGAAGGCGTATTCGGGCACGGCTGAGCCCTCGGGCCTTCTGTTTTCCTGGAGCCACCCCCTGGCTGATTTATCAACGATTCTGAGCGCGCAGGCGGTGCAAACAGCAACCGATATCTCAGTCTACGGACTCTACACGGACGGGAGTGGAGCGTGTCGGCTCGGAGAGGGCCGCATCGAGATCGGGGATGTAGTTTACGTCGGCGATGGGGTGGCGTGCAAGATCACGGCGATCTACCCGGACGTGGGGCAAATTGAATTGGAAGGCACGGTCGGGGGTACGGCGACGCACAAGGCCGGAACACCCGTCCGCATCATTCCCACTGACCGTTCGCGTATGGGAGATTCCGGGGAAGGCATCTGCACCCTGACCGCCAGTTATTTGTTCGGATCCGGCGACTCGGCACGCCCGATGTATGTTGACGACTCATCGCACATCCGGCCGGGGATGGTACTATACAAAGAGGCTGGATATGTGCAGGTACTAGAGGTATCGCGCGACGGATCATTAGTAACGCGCGGGGCCGTGCTCGGGGGCGTGCGGGGTATTGGGAGCGGGTCGGGCTCGACCGTGACATGGGCCGCGGGCACGAATCTCAGGGGCGCCGTGTGGGTCGAATGGCTCGGGCGTACATATCCCGCCGGGGACACGGGCGCGAGCTTCTCCATCGCCGCACCGGCCAAGGATGCCGATAATTCCCTCACGTTCGCGGTCGGGGATAGAATTGTAATCACCTGTCCCGGAATGACGTTGCGCAAAATGGATAATGCGGTGGTACGCCATGAGAATGCGCTATCAATCGAGCGGTATGGCAAGAAGGAATACAAGCTCGGGGATAATCACCTGCTCGACACAACGCGTGCGATTGCGGTAATGGCGGATATGGAAGATGCGCCGACATATCTGACCGAGGCGCGCGGCGTCCCATTGGTGACGGTGTTCGAAATTGGCACGACGATCAATGTTCTCAACCAACATCTGTTTCCGAGCGCGGCGGGTTACACGGTGGCGCATGAGGTGATCGGGATCCGCTGGAACCTGGACACCTGCCTAATGGATCTGACGATGCGGTCGATCGAGACGGCCGGGCGCGGGGAGACAGCGGTTCCCCCGCCCGCGGGAGGTCTCGTGACTGGTTGGGCCAAGGACTCGCTCTATGTTAGGAGGCATGAGGAATGATCCGGAGATGGTTGATAGGGCTTGCGATGCTCGGGGTTGTCGCCTATGCCGTGGTCGCGGATGTGGGCAGCGGGCTCTATAACCGGCAGCATATCGCAAGCTATGTATTCTACCGGGCCGACTCCACGCTCATCGACACGACGCAGGCGGGCGCGGGGATTGCAAAACTCTGGGCGGTGCCGACATATTACGTTGATACAACGGGACACGGAATCGCGGGAACGTATAGCCATGGCGACTCCCACGGATTCTGGTACTGGGCGAATCCGGCAACGGACATCTACGATATCTACTCTGACAGTTCCGGCGCGGCGACCCTTCGGGCCGATAACCTGCTGATCTATGGGCGCTCGCTCGGTGACTCGATGATAGCGGACTCGTCGAACTTCGCGCCGGGCGTGGTGACGGGCGCGGCAATCAAGGCTAATACGATCTCGGCTGCGCAGATCGGACCGGATGCTATCACGGCCTCGGAGCTTGCAGACAATGCGGTAGACAGCGCGGCGGTGGCGAATCTGGCGATACATCCCGGGCATATTCTGATGACGCCCACCAGTGGATACGCGTCCCTGGAGGATTATAACGGCGCCCTGGCGGTCAAACTAGACTCTTTGCATCTTGCCTACAATGCGAGCGGGATTGCACTG